TCTAGCTTTCACGAGCGAGTCGGTAGACGAGCCCGTGATTACTAGTTTGATGATAGTTATGACCAAAGACTTATTTGTTCATCTTCCCATTGTTTCCAAAGCTTTCTAGCTTCTAGTCTAGCTAGAAGGTGGAGAGGTTTAGGTTCACCGTCTTCGGCTCCGAATAAGAAGTTAAGTCTTAGTTCTTTCTTTTCTTCTTTAGTTAGTTTCATATCTCACCTATGTGATTACAGGTCTAAGTTAATTCTCAAACCTTACTGATGTTTATCTAGATTTCTCTACGGAGCGCAACGGAGTGAAGCGGAGTACAGACGAAGCGAGACGGTAGGCGAGCGTAGTCAAACTAAAACCTGACAAGGTTCCAAAGGCAAAAAATCAAAAACAAGGTTCCAAATCGGGAATCGGGGAAGGGGCGTGGCTAGAACTGATGATAGTAGACGGTGAGTGAGCAATATAGAATAATATTTTTTTGAAAAAATTTTACCAAAAAAATTTTCTAGCAAAAATTTATGCTACAGTGAGCAAGCATGAGTACGAGGAAATGTACTTCTTGCAAGAAGGAGTTGCCTTTAGAAGAATTTGTGGCAAAAAATGACCGCGGCACAGTTCATTCTAGAAAGTGTAAACCTTGCACTTATGCAGTAAGACAAAAGAACGCTAGCGCAACACCACAAAACTATTTGACCCGTTTGTTTGGTCAACTTAAACATGCAAGAACTAAAAAAGAAAAATCAAAAATTAAATGGGAGATTGAATTAGAGCATGTTTTGGAACTGTGGGATCAACAAGAAGGTAAGTGCGCATTGACTGGTTTGTTCATGACATACCATAAAGATGGTAGTGGTAGGAGAGATTTGAATGCTTCTATTGATCGAATAGATCCAGACCTCGATTATTTAGCTAACAATATTCAGTTAGTTTGTGCCCGAGCTAATGCTATGAAACACATATTAAAAGAAGATGAGCTTTATTGGTGGGCTAAAAATATAGTAGAATCCAAAGAAAATGACTGATAAAGACCAAAATTTTGAACAAGAAAGGGCCGAGCTTCAGTCTCATTATCCCTATGTCGATGTCAAGCTTAATGAGTTAAGTGTTCAAGAAGAACGCCTCATACTTTTTTATCTCCGTGGCATGTCAAAAGCTGCAGCGGGACGCGCAGCTGGGTATAGGGATAATGAGCATGTTTATAAAGTATTCAAGAAACCAGCAGTACAAAAGATGGTTGCTAAGATGCGCGAAGAATTCAAAGAAGAGATTAAGTTTGATAAACAAACAGCGACAAGCATGTACTTGGAAGCGCACCGTAAATCTGCAACAGCGACAGAAGAGAAAGTTATCACCGATTCATTGTGCAAGCTCCACGGTCTATTTGCTCCAGAGCATGCTACACAAATCAACATCAATCTGGATAGAACTGTAGAACAACTAGAAAAACTACCAGATTCTGAATTACTCAAGATAGCGGGAACTGATAACCAATACCTCATGCCTAAAAAGGATGGAAATAAAAAAGATTGAATGCCTAACGTGTAAAGCGTTGCATCCAGATACGTTGTACCCGAGCGACGATCAGATCTGCGTGTACTGTAAAGCTGACGAAGCAGAGAGAGTTGAAGAACCTGTAATCGAAGAAGTTGCAGAAGAACCAACTCCAGAAGAAACTGAACAATTAAAAGCCCAAAAAGAACTTGCCTTACGAGCCTTGGCCCGTAAACACTTGTTACCATTCGTTGAACGTTTCAATCCAGACTACGTTCCGGGTTGGGTACACAAGGACATATGTCTACGGTTGGAAAAGTTCAGCCAAGATGTAAATGACAAGAAGTCACCTAGACTTATGTTGTTTATGCCACCACGACATGGTAAATCTACTTTGGCTTCTGTTGCGTTTCCAGCTTGGCATTTGGGCAAGAACCCTGAACATGAGTTTATTAGTTGTTCGTACTCTGGATCGTTGGCCATGAACTTTAGTCGTAAGGTTCGTCATCAACTGAGAGAACCTAATTTTAAAAATGTCTTTTCTGGCGTATCGCTCGACCCTAGTTCGCAGTCCGTGGAAGCATGGAATACAACTAAGGGCGGTGGTTATGTAGCAGCGGGTGTTGGTGGTGGTATTACTGGTAAAGGAGCGCATGTGTTAGTCATCGATGATCCAGTCAAGAACAGAGAGGACGCAGAATCCGAGTACAATCGGGATGCGGTCTGGGATTGGTATACATCTACTGCGTATACACGACTCGCTCCAGGTGGTGGTGTACTCGTAATTCTTACCAGATGGCACGATGATGATTTAGCTGGTAGGTTATTACAAGCGGCAGCCGCGGGCGCGGATCAGTGGGAAGTTGTTAAGTATCCAGCTCTCGCCGAGAAGGACGAAGAGTTTCGAGAAAAAGGCGATGCGCTTCACCCAGAGCGATATAGTGCGGAAGCTCTGACCCAGATTCAAAAAGCGGTAGGTCCACGAGACTGGTCAGCGCTGTATCAACAAAACCCAGTATCGGACGAAGGTGAATACTTTAATCGAGAAATGATTAGGTATTACGATGAAAATGAAGTAGACTTTGACAGGTTACGCTTCTATTGCGCATGGGATTTAGCAATTGGTCAACGAGAACGTAACGATTACTCTGTAGGAGTAGTTGTTGGCGTTGATGAATACGATAATTTATACGTGGTAGATTGCATAAGAGGGAAGTACGACGGTTTTGAACTTGTTGAACAAATACTGGATCTCTTCGAGGTGTGGCGACCACATGTGGTGGGCATCGAGAAAGGTCACATAGAAATGGCCTTAGGTCCGTTTCTACAAAAACGTGTTCGAGAACGTGGACTTAACGAAGCTTACTTCAAAGATTTGAAAGTAGGTAGACGAGACAAGGAAGCGAGAGCTAGAGCAATACAAGGTAGAATGCAACAAGGCATGGTATACTTTCCGAAAGATCCGGTATGGGTTGGTCCGCTGATTGCGGAACTTTTGCGTTTTCCAAACGGGGTACATGATGACCAAGTGGATGCGTTAGCATGGATAGGATTGATGATGACAGAATTCGCTACTTTTGTAGAGAAGATAGAACATGAACCGTCTTGGCGAGACAAGCTTAAATATCTAGCCAAGAGTGATAAACGTAAATCAGCTATGAGTTCTTAATGAATTACAGCAAAAAGAAGAAAAAGTTAAGTACAGAAGAAGAGCATTCTATAGCAACTAATCAGTTTGAGCGTTACGAACGTGCGCGTGACAATGGTCACTTAGAATATATAGAGACTGCAAAAAAATGTGATGCTTTCTATCGTGGTAACCAATGGGATCCAGCTGATGTTGCAACACTAGATGACGAGGGGCGTCCAGCTCTTACCATCAATACTATATTACCAACAATCAATACCGTGCTTGGTGAACAAAGCACTCGAAGAGCAGATGTTAATTTTAAACCAAAAGGTAATGGTACTCAGGAAGTCGCTGATGTGCTTAATAAATTATATTTACACATAGCTGACACTAATAAATTAGATTGGCTAGAGTCTACAGTTTTTGCTGATGGTCTTATTCAAGACCGAGGCTACTTTGATGTAAGAATAGATTTTACGGATCATATCCAAGGAGAAGTGCGTATAAGTACCAAGGATCCGTTAGACATTCTGATTGACCCTGACGCCAAGGAGTATGATCCCAAAACTTGGAATGAAATATTTGAAACCAAGTGGATGAGTTTAGATGAAGTAGAAGAGCAGTATGGTACTGACAAAGCTGACAGCTTAAGAGTAGCTGCAGAGTATGGTAATACTATGGGTCAAGATTCTGTAGAGTATGAAGAAACAAGATATGGCGATACTTACACTGGTGTAGAGTACAACCAAGGTAGTACAACTAACCCAGAAGAGAACAGACAAATGCGTGCCGTAAGAGTAATCGAAAGGCAGTATTATCAGCTTAAAGAATGTACTTATTATGTCGATTCTGTTACTGGTGATATGCGACAAGTACCCGGTAACTGGGGTGAAAGAAAGAAAAAGAAATTTGCAGATGAGTATGGTCTAGAGATACTTACTAGACTAGACCGTAAAGTACGTTGGACTGTGACAGCAGATAAAGTTGTCTTACACGATGACTGGTCTCCTTATGAGTGTTTTACAATTGTTCCATACTTTCCTTACTGGAGAAGAGGTAGACCATTTGGTATGGTAAGAAACTTAATATCTCCACAAGAACAGCTAAACAAAATAAGTTCACAAGAACTTCACATAGTAAATACTACAGCTAACAGTGGTTGGATTGTAGAAACAGGGTCATTAAATGGTATGACCGCTGACGATTTAGAAGAACACGGTGCGGAAACTGGTTTAGTATTAGAGTACAATCGCGGATCCTCCCCCCCTGCGAAGATACCACCAAATCAGATTCCCACCGGCCTAGATAGATTAGGTCAAAAAGCCGCAGTTAATATAAAAACAATTAGTGGTGTTAGCGACTCTATGCTAGGCACAGATTCCCCAGAAGTATCAGGTATTGCTATACAAGCTAAGCAAAACCGTGGTGTTCTGATGATTCAAGTGCCATTAGATAACCTACAGAAGACTAGACAATATTTAGCAGAACATATTTTACGTGTGGTACAACAGTACTACACCGAAGAAAGATTAATTCAAATCACTGATGAAAGTGACCCAATGAAACCCGAGAAGCCTGTTGTGGTAAATCAAGTTACCCCGGAGGGAGATATTATTAATGATTTAACCCTAGGTGAATATAAAGTTGTTGTTGGTACTATGCCAACCAGAGATAACTTTGATGAAGTTCAGTTTGCTGAAGCAATACAATTAAGACAGGTTGGTGTACCGATTCCAGATGACTTAATTGTTGACTATTCACACATGGCTAAAAAAGGTGAAATCGCTAGGCGCATACGTATAATGCAGGGCATGGAACCACCTAGTGAAGAACAAGCTCAAATACAGCAATTCCAAGCAGAAGCTGAAATCAAAAAAATACAACTTGAGATTGCTAAAATGGAAGCCGAAGTACAGAATTTGCAGTCCTTATCTCAACTCAATATGGCAAAAGCTCAAGAGTCTGCTGCCGACCCACAACTTAAAGTGGCTGAGTTGCAAGCTAAGATGCAAATGAAACAAGAGGAACTTGCTTTACGTCAACAGCTATCTTCGATAACTAATGACATGAGGAAAGGTCAAACTGAAACCCAAGCAGCCTCTAAGGTTGCTGTTGAAGCTATGAAAAACAGAGGAGGCTCATAATGGCTGATAATAAAGACGAATTAGTATTTGAGGGTATGCCCGGTGCTGATGCAAAAACTGAAGAGGATGTA